CGCGGGAGCTTCTGCCGCTTCCAGTCGATGTCGCGAATGTGCGGCCATGCGAGGCGAGCGCAGATCAGAGTGTCCCGCAGTTCGGCATTGGTCTCGAACTCAGGGTGGCACGCGAACAAGGCCTGGAGGTCGTAGGCAATGATGTTGTGCCCGACGAGCACCTTGGCCTTCGACAGCGCATCGAGGCCGTTGCGGAGGTTCCCAGCCTCGTGGCTGTAGCGCCTCTGCTCGCCTTCGCCATCGATGGTGCAGATGCAGTGGATGACGGTCGGCTCCAGGCCATCGGTCTCCAGATCGAAGAAGAGGATCTGCTGAGGGTCACGCACTAGAAGGGCACCTCGGTCTCGTTGTCTTGCTTGGGTTCAAACTCGGGCTCCACCTCGGTGTGCCGGCCTGTATCCGGGTCCCACCGCAGATGGGTTGCGACACCAAGCTCCCCGCTGAACCTGTTCTTCAGGACTCGCACGGTCGTGAGGTTCGAGTCCTCACCCATGGTGTCGCGGCTCAGTGCAACGCACGCATCACTGAGCTGTGAAATGGCCTGTGAGCCACGGAGATGAGATAGCTCGATCTCGCCCCCCCTTTCCGCGCTGCGGCCATCAACGCGACGCAAGTGGGATACCAAGACCATCCCAACACCCGTGGCTTCACAGACCTGACTTCGGAGCGCCGTCATGACGTTGTCAATCAGGCGCCTCTCGTCACCGTCGCCCCAGCCTGACACCAGGATCGACAGGTGATCGATGAACAGAACGTCCACCCGCTCCGCCACCCGCAGGTAGCGGCAGCGAGCCAGAAGGTTCTCGCTGCTCATGGAGCCAAAGTGGTTGTACACGAAGAGGCGGTCACGCAGCTCGCGGTCGAACACCTCCTTGATCTCCTCGTCGGAGACATCGCTGCGGTCGAGGTGCAGCGCCTTCTCCATGAAGAGGCCCAGCAGCGACAGCCCGGTGCGCGCCAGTCCCTCCTCCAGCGCGATGTAGCCCACGCGCAGGCCGGAGCGGATCAGGTGGACAGCCAGGCTGCGGCAGAACTGGGACTTGCCCACGCCAGTGCCGGCGCAGATGGTCACGAGCTCGCCGGCGCGGATCCCGTGGAGCATGTCGTTCATGCCCGCCCACGGGTAAGGCGCGAGGCTCTCGGCACCGCGGTCCTCGAGGATCGCCTCCAGTAGATCGTCGCCAGCCACGATGCCATCGGGCCGGTAGGGCTTGGCCTCCCAGAACGCCTGGACCAGTTCCTCCTGCAACCCCTTGTTGCAAGCGTCACAGACATCGTTCGCACCCTCGGGCACCAGCATCAGCCGGCAGCGGCCAGGGGTGAACAGGCTGGCGATCTCCTCCGCTGCCTTCTGGCCCGCGTCGTCACGGTCCATGCACACCAGCACCTCCTCGAAGGTCTCGAAGAAGGCGATGTCGCGGGCGACAGCCTTCGCTCCACCGGCTGCACCGGAGGGCAAGGAGACCGCTGGGTAGCGGGGGAAGATGTCCAGCCACTTCAGGCAGTCGGTCTCGCCCTCGAAGATGACGATGCGTTTGCCACCAGGCTTGAAGCGGTGAAGCTGCCAGCAGCTCAGTTGCCCACCGTTGCCGATGATGCTGAACCGCTTGTCGGCGGTCTTCACCTTCTGCGCGATCAGGTCACCCTTCTCGTTGCGGTAGTCCGCCACCTGCACCGTGGCGCCGTTGACCTCTGCCACCCCGTAGCCCGCCATGCGGCAGGTGCTGGCCTTGATGCCTCGGCCTTGCAGCGGTGCCGGCTGGTGCTTCAGGAACCCATCGGGCATGGGCTCGTGCTCGACCGCTGCTTCGTTGTCGCCAGGGAAGTACGACTGGCAGGAGAAGCAGTAGCCATGGCCGTCGTCATAGCGCGCGAGCGCATCGGACGAACCACAGGACGGGCAGGGTTCATGGGCAACGAAGCCCGACTGATCCTCTACTCCCAGCACGCGACAACCTCCATCTCGATGCGGCCTTCTTCGCCTGGCTCTGCCCACAGCTTGCTGGAGTGGCTGTGGACGATCTGTGAGTCATCCGCCCAGAGCTGGTTGAACGTGCATCGGTCGAACCAACCTTTCTCGAAGTTGTCGATGTCACCCTTGGGGTGGGTGAGCTTCGTCGTCTTCGGGCGGGTGCAGATGAACCTACTGGTGACGGACAAGGGGCCGAGGAGGGGGGAGGTGACCCCTGCCGCCACCAGCAGATTCGGGAGTACTGCGTCCACGGTCTCGCGCCACGCCTTGTACTTAGGCGGGTAGTACGTCCAGCCCTTGCGCGTCACTCGGGGGCGCGGCGCAGGGATCGGGTTGACCGGGACGATCAGCTCCATCAGAAGTCGTAGTCCGACGCAGCCGGCGTCATCGACTCAGCGACGAAGCCCTCGGTGGGAGCGAAGCCAAAGTCCGACGCGGCTTGACCGCCACCGCCGGCGCCCGGCTCACGGAGCTCGATGATCTGCACCGCGCTCAGGAGCAGCGTCATGTTCGCCACGCCGCTCGCGGTGTAGCCGTAGAACGACCCAGCCAGCTTGGCCTGGGTGCCGAAGCCGATCGGCGGGACCTCAGTCAGGTACTGGCCCTGGGCGTCGAAGATCTTCGGGCCAGCAGGCTGGAAGGTGCCGTCCCTCTGAGCGCGGTACGCCTTGGTGCTCGTCTTGAAGATCGCGTCACCGGGCTCGAGGGAGTCGAGCATCTTGCTCGCGCTCTCCCCGATGTCATCCCACCGCTCCGTGTCGGCCGTCAGCCACTGGATGTTCTTCTTGACCTTGCGCGGCTTCTTGCCGGTGGCCGTCTTGACGACGTTGATCCACTCCTCGAACTTGGCCTCGACGGCCGAAAGGAACTCGGCTGCTGCATCGCCAGTCAGAAGGATCGCCGCCTTGTACTTTTGCTTCTCCTGTTCAGGAGTGAACTTGGTGTCCGGCTCGTTGAGGTAGAGGGGAGCAACCAGTTTGCCTTGGCCTGTGACGAAGTCGCCCAGGCCCCTTCGGAGGTCTGCCATCAGTGTCTAGTTGAAGAAGTAGAGTGAGTCCCGCACGCACGCGGGGTCGAGATCGCCGTACTCAGGGATCTCAGGAAGAACGATGCCGGGAGGAAGGAACGCCTCCACCTCGGCCTTGAACTCAGCCAGCAGGTCGCGGCTGAAGATGTCCGCAGCAGCCTCTCGGATGCTCAGGCTCAACGCCTCTGCATCAGCGGCCACCGTGGCGAAGCTGTCATGCACAACGGCGAAGCTCTTCACGCCGCAGTGCTTCGACTTGAGGATGGTCTTGAACATCAGCGCCGCATCGACGCTGTGGACCCAGTTGGGCGCGAGGCCGTTGACCATCTTCCGACCGTCGATCTTGTCGGTCTCCTCGCGGATCTTGTGCTGGCGCACCGTGTCACCGATCTTGGTCTTGATCGACCGCGACCTGTACTTGCGGTAGTCCTGCTTCACCGGGTAGCCGATGGCCGTGGTCCACCGCACCGGCAGCTCGTGATCGACGCAGATGCGAGCGACCTTGCCGAACCAGTCCATGGCCTGTTGGGCGCCGGCGATCACTTGGTCCATCGCCTCCCAGATCTTCTTGGCCAGGTACAGGCACGCGCGGAAGTCGTTGGTGACCGGTAGGAACTTCTCGGTGCCCGCCTTCTTCACCGCCCCCTCGCGGACGTAGCCCATGCCGCTGAAGAGCTGCGCGTTGTAGACGCGAGTCATGCAGATGCGCTTGGCTCCCGCCCTATCCATGCCGAACTCCAGCCACATGCGCGCGATCTCGGTGTCCTCGGCCTTGAGGAGCTCGGTCACCTTGTCGGCCACCCGCTGATACAGATCCTGCGGCTGCTCGCTGGGGACCACGTTCGTAGCCTCTGCACCTACAGGATCCCGCAGTGCCAACGACAGGATCTGCACGCCCGACTGGGTGGCATCGAGCGCGATGGGGAGCGTGGAGACGAAGCTGTCGCCCTGCTGCTTCCACTCGAAGTACTCCCGGCAGAAGGCCAGGAACTGCCACGGCTCGTCGGCCTCTTGCCACTCTTGGTTGGCGTAGGGGTCAGCACCGATCCCGCAGATCATCGCGGCGTTGCTGTCGATCCACTGGACGCGCTCGTCGAACGACTGCTTGCTCATGCCCCAGCAGTTCGCACCGTGGATCTTCAGCCACCGAACGTGCGTGGGGTGGGACAGCGGCTTGCCCTCAGCGAACCGGAGGCACGCTTTGACGTAGTCCGGTCCCTGAGGGTGCAGGTGGAAGCTCGTGGCGTAGCACCGGGAGCGCCAGTCCAACTGCGCGACGAAGTACATCCGCTTGTCGCGGTAGTCGTCCGCAAGCTGGAGCACCTTGGTCATCATCAGACGCGTGGCCAAGGTGCGAGCGTTGGCGTCGTAGACACCAGCGGCCTCCCGGCGCCACGCCTTGCGTGCGTCCTTGTTGGTGTCGATGTCCGCCGGCTTCGGCGGGATGTCCAGGCTCTCCTTGGTGGGGAGGCCGGCGACGGTGCGGCTGTTGTTCCAGAAGTCCTTCAGGACATCGAGGACCCAGGCGTTCACGCGGAATGGCGTGCGCTGGATCGTGTTCACCGCCTCGTACAACTGAGGCATCTCGGCGTGCTCGAGCTCGTCGAGGTAGCGCCGGTCCCAAGACTTCACCAGTGCGCGCCGGTGCAGCACGTTGGTGTGGAAGCCTCCTTGGAAGGGCGTGCGCCAGTCGTGGGGGGGCTCGACGCACGGAAGGTAGATCGGCGTCAGCAGTTGGTTGCGGGCGTGAGACTCCTCCAGCCACCGGAGGGTCTTGTCGGTCGCGCAGACCTCGCTCCGGGTCTTGTTGAAGATCGTGCGCCGATTGACAACCTCGACCAGGCCGGTGCTCTTGCACAGCAGCTCGATGCACACGGTGCCCACCTGCATCTTGTCCGCGTTTGGCCACCGCTGGAACGTGTGCTGCATCCGGTTCATCGTGGCGACGACGTTCCGGCGCTTGACCTGATAGCCCATGTACTCCTGCACACGGGCCTTCAGCCTCGACCACACCTGCGGATCAGTATCCGCCAGCGTGATGTAGCGCACCTCGTCCTCGATCATGCCGGCGACCTGCATCGCGCAGCGGGTGAACGTCTTGCGGTGGCTCACCGCGTCGAGGATCGTCCGCGCCACCAGCGCAGCCGTGAGGTCACAGGGGAGGAGCTCGAGGTACTGCACCGCGCGGTGGTTCATCCCCGGCCGGCTCTTGGCCAGAGTCATCCAAGACTCCAACTCGTCCGACAGAAGGCCGACTGCGTTCTGAAGCAGCCACTGGCCCGCCGGCGTAGTGGTTTCGAGGTGGTGCTCCTCGGCCTTCTTGCGGCGCGACTCGTATCGCTCTTGGCCAAGGCGCGCCATCTGCGCCTCGAGGTCCGCTTGGCTACCCATCAGCGCCTGCTGCGCTCCCGTGCCTCGTCTGCCGCCTTTGCCACCACGAGGCAGCTCCACGCAAGCAGCAACGGCAGCACAACGACTGCCCCAATCGCGAGGCACTTGATCCAAGACCAGATCATCAGCGCCGTGTAGACGATCGCATCAGCGACCAGCATCTCGTCGCTCACGGGTACACCTCCCGCACCTTGGAGATCTCCCGCTGCCAGTACTGGGCCTCGGCCTTGGCCAGGATCTCCCTTAGCCCCTTGGTCTCAGCGGCGATCGTCCGCAGCTCGTGCTCGCGCTGGGCTCCCTCGGCGCAGACCTGGGGGTCCACGCTTGCCCGCCAGCCCCAGTCGAACTCCAGGCACGCACGGTGGAAGTCGCGGTGCCTCATGCCCTCGCCTCGCTGGGGGAGACAATGTCCGACTGCTGGGCAGTACGGGCATCAGCGCATGCCCTGTGCTTGCACTGGCTGCGGAGGAGATTGCGGCGCCAGTCGTGACCACCGTCGAAGATGTTCTCCGCGTGGTGGAGGGTCAGGCGCCACTCGCAGGGGTCACCCGGCAGCAAGATCGAGGTCTCCAGGCGCTCCACATACGCCTCGAAACAGTCAACGCACAGATCTAGCGCACCGGCGACAGTACGCGGTGTAACCCCCTCAGGAATCCGGTAGTCAGCGGATCCCCAGCAGTAGGGAGCATGGCAGCGCGACAAAGCAGGAACGCCTCGGTTCGCGTCAGGAACCTTCCCAGATGCACGGTAGGGGCCGTCAGAGGCGCTGAGGTCGGAGAACGTCCGTCCGGTCGCAAGGCGACCTTCGGATAATGTATGTCCGGTTGAGCCTACAGCGCCTCCCTTAGAGGGAGGGTGATGCTTCATGATGAGAAGCGTATCGGGAGGCCACGGCCTGTTCTGCCGACTTTCCTCAGATTCCGTCAGGGAAGAGAGAAGCGCCAGGAGTGCCCATCTCTCCCGGCTCCCGTCGCCAATCACTACATCGGGGCGGGCACACCCCCTAACGACAGGTGCCCGCAGACTACCAGTCCACGGGCACCACAGGGAAGTCACGAAGGGCGACTATCGACCTAGCTCCAGCAGCCTGACGGCCTCCTCGAGGTTCCGCGGGGCGAGGTGCGCGTAGATGAGGGTGGTCTCGAGCTTCGCGTGCCCCAGCAGCTCCTTCACCGTCAGGATCGGGACGCCGGCCTGGACGAGCCTCGAGGCGCACCCGTGGCGAAGGCAGTGGGGGGTGAACCCCTTGTCTCCCTCGAGCCCCATCTCCGCTCGAGCGCGATTCCAGCCGTCCTCGAGCTGACGGGGGCCGATGCTGGCGAACGGGCCGACAGACTCCAGCTCCCGCCGCGCCTCGAGGATCGCCCGCGCGCGTTTGGTCAGCGGCACAGAGCGGCTGGTGCCACCTTTGGTCTCCCACAAGCGAATCCAGCCCTCGTCCACATCGTCCCACTCGAGCCCCAGGAGCTCGCCTCGGCGGCATCCGGTGTCCGCGAGCACCGCGACTAGGTCCGCGAGGTCGTCGCGACCTGCCTCACGCAGGAGCCGGATCATCTCTGCCTCCTCGTCCTGCGTCTGCCAGCGGAGCCGGCCGGGCTTCTCCCGGTACTTCTGGATGTGGGGGACCTTGGCGATCCACTCGCGCTGATGCGCCCAGGTGAGCATCCGTGACAGCGTGGAGAGCCGGCGGTTCACCGTCTTCTCCGAGGTGCCCTCGGCCACCCAAGCATCAGCCTGATCCTCGATCATGCCGGCGGTGATGCGGTGGACCAGACGCTTCCGTCCGAAGCCCTCGAGCACCTTGTTCATGTTGGACCTATGGGGAGCCGGCGTCCGCGTGCTGGCGTAGAACTTCGTCCACGCCTTGTCCGCGAGCTCGCCCAGGGTCAGCGGGTTCCGCTTGCTCACGACTGCACCTCCGCGCAGAGGGCCTCGACCTGCGTCAGCACCTTGTGACGCTGGTGGCCTCCGTGATTCGTGTAGCTGATCGCCCACTGGAGCAGATCCTCGAGCGACTCGAAGGCACGGAAGGCGTGGAGGTCGCGCGCCACCCAGTCGAAGATCTCGGCCTCGGTGGTCGGCTCAGGGTAGTTCGTGGAGACCGCCCACCATGCGCTGAGGTGGTAATCAAGCGCCTCCTCCTTTGAAGGCCACTCGGTGACCTCGGCGGGGCGCTGGTGGGGGATCTCGACGGTGAAGAACGACTGAGTCATTTGTGTCTCCTGTAGTGATGAAGAGGCGGGACTATCCCGCACGCCTAGCTTGTAGTCGGCACCTGCCCCGTTAGGCAAGAGCCTAATCCGCGATCTTTGCCGCGACTATCAAAGCGACTATCTCGCAAGGCCGGCCGCGGTGGCCCATGGCTCTTCGGTGGCTCGAGGGTGCCGCGGTGGCTCGAGGTGCTCGAGGTGCTCGAGGTGCTCGAGGTGCTCGAGGTGCTCGAGGTGCTCGAGGTGCGCGGGGTGCTCGAGGTGCTCCGGTGGCTCGAGGTGCTCCGGTGGCTCGAGGTGCTCGAGGTGCTCGAGGTGCTCCG